CAATACAAATAGGTAAATTAATAACTCTATTATTAGTATCATAATTACTAACCAGTATTAGCTTTTGAAACAGTGCAGGCGACGTGCTTTCTGACTCCCAATTTGACTGCATTTTTATCGCTGTTTTCATTTCCCTTGTTTTTTTAAAAGTTTTTCGTAATGAGTGTTGACTGCCTTAACGGATATTTCTTCACATTCTTTTTTGCCTACCAAATCGACTACCTTTTTTTTAATAAACGATTCGGTTCTAATCTTCTTTTCTCCTGGATCTAATTTTTTACGTCCTGCCATAATATTAATAGTTTAAATTATCAGCAATATTTAAAAGTGTATCGGCTTGATTGTGTAAGTCCTCCACTTTTTTAACGAAATCACTTGTTTCTGATTCTATGAATTCTTTTAATTTTTGTTCGTAAAGCATTGTGAACGGATTTAAAGGATTGCTTCTGTCAAGATAAAAAATATCAGACAAATTTCTTTTAAAATCTCCGTTCTCTACTGTAACTCCTTTTACGGTTTGTAATCCAGACGCTTTTATTTGACTAATTAATGAGTCAACAAATGTAAAAGCTTTAGATTTCGCTCTCTTGTTAATTAAATCCTGCAAACTGTTTGATGTAATTTCCATAACTATATTTTTAAATTGTTTTCAGCAAATATACAAACATTATTTAATTACGCAACAATTTAAATGCAATTCATATTCATTCTAAATTGCACTTATTTCATTATTTATCCAATTAGTATTTGTAGATTTGCATCAAACATTAAAATTTATCAAAATGAAAATACCATTTGAAACATTAATAACATTTAAAGGCTTTGACCTTTATTGTACAGGCACATACACCGAACTATACGAAACATTAGAAGAAGGAATTGTAATAGATCAGGTTTATTTATCTGAAACTGATATCGAAATAGTCGACAGTCTTTCATCGGAGCGATACGATGAATTAAAAAAAGAAATCGCGGTAGAAATATGTAATCAATATAATAAACAGTAAATATGGAAATATTAGGAAAAATCAAAGTCATCAATGCAGAACAACAAGTAGCTGCAGCATTTAAAAAAAGGGAATTAGTTGTAACCACCAATGAGCAATATCCACAAGATATTTTAATTGAATTTCAACAAGACAAAACAGATTTGTTGAATAATTATCAAGTCGGTCAAGATGTAAAAGTTTCAATAAATTTGCGTGGTCGAGAATGGGTTGCTCCTAATGGCGATACTCGATACTTTAATACGATTACAGGCTGGCGAATAGAAAAACAATAATTAATCTTTAAAATTTATCAAAAATGGATTTATCAAAAACAATCATTCCAAAATCTGACCAATTAAATGCAGACGATTTAATATCAGGGTCAAAAACTATCAAAATTCGTGATATAAAAGGAGGTTCGGACGATGCGCAACCAGTATCTATTTATTTCTATGGAGACAATAACAAGCCGTTTAAGCCTTGCAAATCTATGCGTAGGGTTTTGGTTCAATTATGGGGTGCTGACGGACTGCAATACTTCGGTCGTAGAATAACATTGTTCCGTGACGATACTGTAAAATGGGCGGGTGTAGATGTCGGAGGCATTAGGATTAGCCACGCTTCACATATCCCAACTGCTGCACGTGTTCTTGTGACCGCTTCAAAAAACAAACGTACTCCAATGACTATTGACGTTTTATCTCCAGTAGAATTAAAAGACTTAGCAGGGGCAAAAAAGGCACTTCAAGAAAAGAAAATTACTCTTGATGCTGTTTTAGAAAAATACGACTTAACCGAAGAACAACTAAAAACTTTGCAAGATGAAACAGTTTAAGTGTAGGGCTTCAAAAGGAGGCATATTATTGACCAATGATAGAAGCGGTAAAGCAATGGGAGAAACCGCAAAATCATACTGTAAAGAGTGGTTTGTTTCGGAGCTAACAGGCAAAACAAAGGATATTAAATCTAAATATCTTTCACGTGGTAAGGATATGGAAGAAAGCGCAATTGAAAGAGCTTCTAAATATTACGATTGTGAATTTACCAAGAATGAAGTTTACTTAGAAAACAAGTATTTTACAGGCACGTATGATGCTAAAAACTTTGAAAGAGTAATTGATACCAAAGTACCGTTTGACGCTTTTACGTTCCCTTTTTTCGTAACAGAACCCGACAAAGACTATTATGCACAACTTCAAATTTATATGAACTTAACGGGATTGAAAAAAGCAAGCCTTTGCTTTTGTTTAGAAAATGGAAGTGAGGAACAAATAGAGCGTTTGTCGTGGCAAATAGCAAAAGAATTAGGAAAAGACGAGCCTGACATTGAAGAATGGGAACTAGTAGAAAAAGAATTAAGCTACGACCACTTACCAGGCAATCTAAGGATAAAAGTTTTTGAGTTTGAGTATGATGAATGTTTTATTGAGAAAATGAAGCAAAGAGTTTTAGATGCTAGAGAGTATATCGAAAATGAATTACTATCACAAATACCAGTTGAAATAAATAATATAGAAGTAAACGAATAATATTATGGACATAAACAAAATGATTGCCTACGTACAGATTTACATCCACATCAGAAAAGGCGTTGAAGTAGATATTAAAATTCAAAACGGAAGAGATTTATTGTTATTAACACAGGCTTATAATTCTGCAATTGACTGGATGAATCAAAATAACTTTAGGTTAGTTGTGAAGTAATTTGTACCTTTAACCCGATAAATTTTAAAAGCTCTTTGGTTATTTTTACCGCCTTTCGAAAGATTGGCGGTTTTTTATTTAGCGGAAAATGTAGGACTTGAACCCACACACCCTTTAAAGGATTGACGCATTTCAAGTGCGCTGCCGTTAGACCGACTCGGCTTAATTTTCCTGTTGTGGAAATGGTAAGGTTCGAACTTACTACGCGTACCGCTTCAAGATACCGCTCTACCAAATGAGCTACATTTCCAATTTGCAATCAGCGTAAGAATCGAACTTACCCATTCGGTTTTGGAGACCAAATCGCCTTCCTTGGAACATTGCCGACTATTTTTTTTTGTGGGAGTAGCAGGCATCGAACCTACTAGATGAGCTTTTACAGAGCTGACTTCTCCTAAGAATTACTCCCAAAATAAAAAAATCCCTAAACTTTCGAATAGGGATTTTACGTTTTTATATTTTGAATTATATCATACGTCAATTCCCTCGCCATAAAGCGAAAAATAAAACGACCAATATAATTTTTGTGTCTTCATACTGCAAATATAGTATTTTATTTAACAGAACCAAAAACATCATCAACATTTTTTTTATCTTGATCGTTTTTTATGAACGGTGCTTTTTTTATAAAGATTGGTAGTATGGTTAATAAAATACGTCCTACTACTGTGGAGAAAAATGGTTTTTTCATTGTAAATGTTTTTCGTTTTTATAAGTTCGATTACCAACACAATAAGAACACTTGCCACTTGAATTACGGCAATGTTTTGATACTGCTTTTGCTTTAGTGTATGGATGCTTTTTGGTTCGGCTCATCACTTAAAATATTCGTTAATTTCGGTTTGTCTTCTTGATTCCAAAACGTATTTCCCTGTTTTATTCTTTGTTTTTCCTTTCCACATAAGAAATGCGCTCTCAATATCCTTTCGCGAACCGCCTGAGTTAATCAAACGCACTACTGTGCTATTTTTAAACCCAGTCGCCCCAATGTTATAGCAAAACAAAAATAATGCGTTAAATTGATTCTGTGTAAGTGGAACTTTTACACTGTCGTTAATTGGCTTTTCGTATTTGGATTTTGTAAGTTCAAATAAATGATAACATTCTTCTTTGGTAAGTACGTCACCTTCTTGTACTTTTGAACCGTTTTCGTAGTAAGTTGAACCTATTCCGATTGTCCATACTTTTTTCGTGTCCTGGTAAGCAACAGTTTTCAATCCTTCGACCTGTACTAATAAATCTATTCCCTCTTTATTTAATTTCATTATCCTCTTTTTTGCTAAATAAATACCCTACCACAATAAATGTAACATCCTTTATCAAATCAAACACACTCATTACATTAACGTTATTTGATTGACTTGGTGAAACGATTTTAAACAATACCATTGCAACGGTTATAATTACCAATATAAGAGCAATTATCTTCACAAAGATTAATTGCTTATCAGTTCCATTAACGATATAAGTATTAATATACCATACCATTAAAATCAACACTACAACACATAATACAGCATTCATACAGTTTGTTTTATTTTGTCCGGCATTGCTTTAACATCACGAATAAGCTCTTTTAAATTTGCATTTATTTCGTCAAAACGTTTATCTAATCCATCATGTTTGGTGGCTAAAATTTCAATGGTTTTTTCATTGATGTTTAACCGCTTCTCTTGATCTTCTACCTTTCCGATTAATCCTTTTACAAAGTATCCTACTATGGCTAACATAATTCCTAAAATATAGTTTGCAAGTTCAATGGTCATATCTGAATAGGTTGAAATTTAAACGCTAAGATAGGGCATATCTCAGCGTTTTAAAAATTTATTTTTGTCTGTCGGCAGGTGTAAAAAGATTCTTTGTTAAATACGCTAGCCCTCCTCCGATTCCTGCGGTAAGCAAAACTTTCCAATTGAACACAAGAATGCCTTGCTCTAATGATTGTTGAGCAATTACCATAACAGGAGTCAATATTGCTATTGCTAAACTTCTTAATGCATCCCGTGTATTAAGGCTTAAAAAATTTGATTGTTTCATTTTATTCAGGTTTTCGTGTTAGTGATAGTTTTGTTAAAGCGAGGTCTTCCAAGTATTTGTTTGACTGCCCCCAAGCCGTGAACTCCGCTTCTGTTAAAGATAAGTTACCGTCAGCTAATACAGTTTCCTTCTCATCGACAATATTCTTCAATTGATAATACAATTGGCATGTTTTAGCGTCTGTACTGAACGGCATGACTAAAACAGATAAGTCAGTTGCTTGTTTTGCAGGATAACCAACGGGTACGGGGTTTATTTTTATTTGACCGAACGAAATTGCGCTTACGAAAAGCAGTAAAAAAAGTAATTGTTTCATTTTTATGATTGTTTAAAATTTATGGTACGTAAGTAATTGTCGACCCTGTGTTTAAACCTAGAAGGTTTGGATTAGGTGCACCTGCATTAATCGTTTCTTGTGAATTATGCACGGTAATGTGCCAAACTGTATTCCCCCACCACCTATTGAATACCTCAGTATCGGTCATGTTATCCCCAAGATTTAAGCATTTGGGGATATTAACAGTAGCAACTTTTCCGTTATTTGAACTAGCCCATGTTTTAATGTCAATAGATGTGCAATTAGGAAAGTCATAATAAGTAATAGATGAATACCTATCTATTTCTCCAAGCGTGGCTTTCAATCCCGGAAAAACTAATTCAGTCATGTTAGTGACGTTCCAAAAAGAACCATACAAATACTGAACTAGTCCTTTTGGGTCATGGTAATAAGTGATATAATTCTCTAAACCAATAAGCGCATTATCTGGTAATGCC